AGAAGAAGGTATTATTGCTTCTATCGGTGCAGTTGAAGAAGCACCAGAAGAAGAAGTAGAAGCTGAAAAAAAAGAAGAAATGGGTTATGCTACTAAACAAGAACTTCAAGAGGTTAAAGAAATGGTTGAAGAAATTAAATCAATGCTAGAACCTAAAGAAGAAGAGATGGCTGAAGAACCTGTAAGTGAAAATTCTGTTAAATCAGAAGAAACAACTACAAAAACTGTATACGCTGAAAAAGAAGATTTAAGCGAAGTACAAAAGGTTACTCATAACCCTGAAAAAGAAAACAAACCTAACTTAAACTTGTATTCACAAAAAAGAACTAATACAACTTTAGATAGAGTGTTAAATAAAATATCAAACATAAAATAAATAAATAATGTCAACAACAATAACAACTTCAAATGATGTGTTGAGAGCAAGATCAGAGCAAGAAACTTTGACTACTACTCAAGATATTCCTGTAAACAAAGCAGGTACCGAATTTAATATAGCAACAGATGCTAAAGTAATGACTTTACCAGCTATTACATCTGAAAATATTGGAATGGAATTTACATTCCGTAATACAGGTGCTGACGGTAACAACATTATCACTATTTCACCTGCTTCAACAGATGCAATTCACGGTACTGTAGGTTCAGTATCTTCTGGTGGTGTAGATGATAAAGATTGGATTAACACAAAAGCAACTGCAAATAAAGGCGATTGGTGTTCACTAAAAGCTGTAGCACTTACTGACTGGTATTTAACCGGCGGTGATGGTGTATGGGCAAGTGAATCGTAATAAATAAACTTATAAATAAAATAAAATGGCAACAACAAACTCAATAACTACTACGTATTCCGGTGAATTTGCTGGTCAGTACATTTCTGCCGCGTTACTTAGTGGGGCAACTTTGGATAATGGATTAATTACCATTAAGCCAAATATTAAATTTAAAGAAGTGATTAAAAAAGTATCAAGTGATGATATCGTAAAAGATGCAACTTGTGATTTTGATCCAACTTCAACTTTAACACTTACAGAACGTATTTTACAGCCTGATTTTCAGCAAGTAAATTTACAACTATGTAAAGCAGACTTTCATAACGATTGGGAAGCTGTACAAATGGGATATAGCGCTTTTGATAGCCTACCTCCATCATTTGCTGACTTTTTAATCGGACATGTAGCTTCTAAAGTTGCACAACGTACTGAACAATCTATTTGGAATGGTGCTGCTGCAACAGCAGGACAGTTTGGTGGATTTAAAGAACTACTTTTAGCTGATGCTGATGTAACAGATGTAGGAGCTGGTGCTGCTGTAACTGCTGCTAATGCAATTGATAAAATTGGTTTAGTAGTAGACGCAATAGGTAGTTCACTTTATACTTCAGAAGATATGTTTATTTATGTATCACAAAATGTAGCTAGAGCATATGTAAGAGCGCTTGGCGGATTTGCAAGTAATCTTGGTGCAGCAGGTACAGATGATAAAGGTACACAATGGTACAACGGTGGAGGTCTATCTTTTGATGGTATTAAAATCGCAGTAGCAAATGGATTAGCTGATAATACAATGGTCGCAGCAGAAAAATCTAACTTATTCTTTGGTACTGGTCTTTTAGCAGACCATAACGAGGTAAAAGTTATCGATATGGCTGACATTGATGGTTCACAGAACGTAAGAGTAGTAATGAGATTCACAGCAGGTGTTCAGTATGGCATCGGTAGCGATATCGTACTTTATTCTTAATAGATAATTAACCAATAAATTAGGTGGGTAAGCCAATAGTGCCTACTCACCTTTTTTTATTTAAAATATATAGATATGGCTTGTGATTTAACACTTGGTAGAAAAGAACCCTGCAAAGATGTTGTAGGTGGCTTAAAAAATGTTTATTTTGTCGATTTTGGTGATTTAGGTACGGTAACCTTAACAAATGATGAAATAACAAATATGACAGGTAGTTCTGGTAGTTTAACAGCATTTAAGTACGAATTAAAAGGAAATAGTAGCTTTGAACAAGCTATTACTTCTTCACGTGAAAACGGTACAACTTTTGTTGAACAGACTTTAACTTTAACTTTGAAAAAACTTACTAAAGAAGATAATAAAGAGTTAAAACTGTTGGCTTACGGTAGACCCCACGTTGCCGTAGAAGACTATAATGGTAATGTATTTATGATGGGATTAGAACACGGTGCAGAAGTAACAGGTGGTACTATTTCCACAGGTGCTGCAATGGGTGATTTATCAGGATATACATTAACGATGGCAGCAACAGAACTTGCACCTGCTAACTTTATGGATTCGGATACAAAAGATATAGACTTCCCATTTAGTGTAGTAGATTATGCAGGATTAGATGGTACAGTAACTATTACTTTAGGAACAAATACTTAATAGGGTTTTCATTTGGTAAATTAAGGGGTAGCCTAACGGTTACCCTTTTTTTTTGTTTTAATAATAACAAATTTCATACTTTTTTATTGTATATATATGATAGTATTACAAGAAAGTGGATCAGCGCAAAATATTGATTTTATACCAAGAGAATTTACTGCAAACGCATCTTATACGGTTAAAATAACAGATGAAACGCAAAACAAAGAAGTGTACAGTCAAGCAACAACAAGTATATCACAAAACTTATACTTCAATAGGTACAATGCTGTGTTTCCTGTAAAACAAGATATTTATTACACACTTAAAATACTTTCAGGTAGTTCAGTTGTATTTTTAGATAAAATATACTGTACAAACCAAACAGATTTACCAGCTTACACAATAAACAACGGTGAGTATACTTCTAATGCCACTACAAACGAATTTATCACAATATAATGGATAACTTACATATAGTAAAATTAGCTTCTTACAACCGCCCTAAAATAAGCGAAGATAAGCAAAAAGAATGGGTCAATTATGGAGAAGATAATGATTATTATTCTTACTTAATTAAACTTTATACAGATTCAACTACTAATAACGCAATTATTAACGGAGTTAGTAATATGATATACGGTAAAGGGTTAGATGCTTTAGATAGCAACACCAAAACAAACGAGTATGCTGCAATGCGATCTATTATAAGCAATGTATGTTTAAAAAAGGTTGTACTAGATTTAAAACTATTAGGTGAGGGTTCTTTTCAAGTACTTTACAAAGATAATAAAGTATTTAAAGCCGAGCATTTTCCGCGTCAAACATTACGTGCTGAAAAAATGAATGAAGATGGTGAGATAGAAGGGTACTATTATGCGCCAGACTGGACAAAAATAAAGCCAAAAGACAAACCAGAACGTATAGCAGCATTTGGTTTTGGCAACGGAAAAGAGCCAGAAATTAAAATAATAAAAAAATATGTTAGCGGCTACGATTACTACTGCCCTGTAGATTACCAAGGAGGCTTATCTTATGCTGAGCTTGAAAGCGAGATCTCTGATTATTTAATTAATGATGTTCAACATGGCTTTAGCGGGACTAAAGTAGTAAACTTTAATAATGGCGTCCCTGATCGCGAGAAACAGATGCAAGTTAAGAATGATGTAATGTCAAAACTTACAGGCGCAAGAGGTGAAAAAGTAGTAATTGCATTTAACAACAATGCAGAAAGCAAAACAACAGTTGATGACATACCATTAAACGATGCACCTCAACATTATGAATATTTATCAAATGAATGTAGTAATAAGTTAATAGTTTCGCATAGGGTGACTTCACCTTTATTATTGGGTATACGTACCGAAAACAATGGTTTAGGATCAAATGCAGACGAAATAAAAACCGCTGCGCTACTTTTTGACAATATTACTATAAAACCTTATCAAGAACTTATATGCGAATGTATAGATGATATATTAGCTGTTAATGGTATTAGTTTAAAACTATATTTTAAAACACTTCAACCGTTAGCATTTATAGAAACAGATAATGCAGTAACAGATGAAGTACGTGAAGAAGAAACAGGTGTAAAAAGAGAATTTACTTTAAAAAGCCAAGTAGTAGATAAAGACTTTGCTATTATAGATGATAGGTTAGCATATGCAACAAAAGAAATGGCAATAGAAGCTGCTAAAAACATTGGTTGTGAAGGTCATCACGAACACGAATACGAAGGTAAGATATGGTATATGCCTTGCGAGCAGCATAAGCAAAGTAATTTAAGTGCTGAAACAGATGATAAAGTATTTGATTTGCTTGATGAGTTTGGTGAAGATGAAGATTTAGAAAATTGGGATTTAGTAGATGAACGCAAAGTAGACTATGACCAAGAAGAAGCATTAGATAAAATGGTAGGTTTAGCATCTACAGGTAGTGCAAGATCAAATGCAAAAAGCGAACAAGATGGTGAAGCAGATAATATGAAGTTTAAAGTACGTTATCAATATGCACCATTAACAGTTTCTGCTAACAGCAGGGAGTTTTGTAGAAAAATGGTATCAGCTAAAAAGATATACCGTAAAGAAGATATAATGCAAATGAGTAAACAACCTGTTAATGCTGGTTGGGGTAAAGGTGGTGCTGCAACTTACGATATTTGGCTCTACAAAGGCGGTGGATCGTGTAGGCATTTTTGGATGCGAAAAACGTATATGGCTAAAGGTGTAAAACCAGATGCTACTAACCCAAATGCAGAAATAAGTGTAAATGAAGCAAAGAAAGAAGGTTTTAAACCTGAAACTAATGATGCTAAAGTTGCAAAAAGACCAAGAGATATGAAAAATAGAGGGTTTATAAAACCTAAAAACTTTACAACACCACGATAGTTATGGCTGAAGCATTATTTGTTACTCGTAAAGATATTGTAAAATACACTAATGTATCAGGAGGTGTAGATACTGATAAGTTTATACAATATGTTAAGATTGCACAAAATATACATATACAAAATTATATAGGTACAAAGCTATATGATAAAATAAGTACAGATATCATAGCTGGTAATTTAACAGGACATTATGCAACATTAGTAGAAAACCATATAAAGCCTTGTTTAGTACATTGGGCAATGGTTGAGTATTTACCATTTGCTGCTTACACGGTATCTAATAAAGGTGTTTATAAGCATAGTAGTGAAAACGCTGAAAACGTATCTAAAACAGAAGTAGATTTTTTAATAGAAAAAGAACGTACAACAGCACAATACTATACTGATAGAATGATAGAACATTTTAGTTTTTATGCAGCAGAGAGATATGCTGAATACTACACTAATAATAACGATAACGTATATCCGGATAAGGATGCTAATTTTTCTGGTTGGGTTTTATGATTAAAAGGACTTATAAACCAAAACAACATAATATAGTTAAGTTAAAAAACTATTTAAAAAGGATGTATAACAAAAAAGTAAAAAAGTAATTATATATACATGGCTAATAATATAAATTGGGGCAAAGTTTATTGTAATATGGAAACTAATTCTGCTTGGGGAGCGGATGAAGCATATACAACTGAATTTATACCTGATTTTTCTGCTCCAAGTTGTTGGACTTTAGTACCTGCTTTTACAGCGGATACAACATTATACAAAGCAGATACAACATTATTTACAGCAGATGCAACACAAATAACATAATATAAAAAAATGGCTAAACAAACAATTAATATAGGAACTACTGCAAATGATGGTACAGGCTCAACGCTACGAGATGCCTTTGATATTTGTAACGACAACTTTACAGAATTATATTCTGATGATGCAGGAGATGTAGGTAGTATAACAGCAACAGCACCAATAGCAAGAGATTCAGCAACAGGAGCAGTAACAATATCTCTTTTAGATGATGGAGTTACACACGCTAAATTAGAACCAAGATATACAGGCACAGCAACAATTACAGCAACAAGTGGTGCAACAAGTGTTGATTGGTCTACTGCAACTGTTTTTAAAATGCAATCAGCTTGTACAGGTGCAAAAGAATTTGATTTTACAAATTACAAACTTGGTCAAGTTATTACTATACACAACCTAACAGGTGCATATACTTTGACTTTAGATTCAGATGCAGGAACAAGTGAAACCTTTAATAAATTAGGTGCTAAAGATTACGATGGAAGCACAACAAATGCTTTAATGGTAGAATGTATAGATGATTCAGCAAATGCAATTTTTAATTACTCAATTTTAACTTATACAAGTGATCCAACACCATAATGATATGAAAGCAATAAAAGTAGGAAACGATATAAAAGTTTATAGCAATTTAAAATCTTATGGAGGTGCTATAGGTTTACAATATTCAAGTGATAGTGATTTAGAAGCTATGGGATTTTATGATGTGATTACCCCTTCTATAAATCCTTCTCAAGAATTAGGTGCTATAGAATGGGATGCAGAAAATAATGTTTTTACATATCCTGTAGTAAATAAAACCTATTCACAAACAGTTGCTGAACTTAAAACACAAAAAATAGAAAACTTAAAAGCTATTTACGGAAGTAAGTTAGGCAAAACTGATTGGTATGTTGTAAGAGCAGCAGAAGGTGGTACAGCAATACCAAGTGATATAGCTACAGAAAGAAGTAATTTAAGAACAGAGTGTGCGAGTAAGGAAGCAGAAATAAATGCTTTAAGTACAAAGGCATCTATTATAGATTATCAATTACCAACTATATAATGAGTTTAGGAAAAAAGAAAATGCTTTCGCAAGGTGGAGCAGCAGCACCTGTAGGAACTGATAATTTTAATACTGTTTTATATACAGGTAATGGTGGAACACAGTCAATTACAGGTGTAGGATTCCAACCAGATTTTGTTTGGGGTAAAACAAGAAATGCAGCACAAGGTGGATTTTTTGTGGATTCAGTTAGAGGTAGAAACAGCAGTCTATTACCTTATAGCAATAGTGCAAACAATCCTAATTCTTCAGCCTCAAATGACCTTGTAAGTTTTGATTCTGATGGCTTTACAGTTGGTCCTGTAGAGCAAACTTTTTTAAATAGCGCACATAATCAAGTTGCTTGGTGTTGGAAAGCAGGAGGTGCTCCTACAGCTACAAATTCAGCAGGGGCAGGTAATGTTCCGACTTCTGGAAGTGTTATGATAGATGGAGTTTCCTCTTCAGCAGCTGTGGCAGGTAATGTAGAAGCTAAAAAAATGTCTGTTAATACTAACGCTCAATTCTCAATAGTAAAATTTACAAGTCAAGCAGGTGCAACGAACCAAGTGCCTCACGGACTAAATGGAGTTCCTGATTTATTTATTTTTAAAAGAACTGATAGTACAGAGAGTTGGTGGGCATATACCACAGTAATTGATGGAAGTTTAGATTATTTTTCATTGAATACTGATGCTACGAAGAGCGATGCATCGGAAACAGCACCAACAGCTACAACTGTATATCAACCTACATCTTCATCAGGTAGAGATTATATTCTTTACTCCTTCAAAAGCGTAGATGGTTATCAGAAGATAGGGAGTTATACAGGAAGTTCTTCAGAGCATAGCGTTAACATTGGGTTTGCTCCAAGATTTATTATGATAAAAAGAACAGATGCAAGCGAAGGATGGCGAATGTATGATAGTGCAAGAGATGGTAGTTCAGTTCCAAGAAGAGTAAATCACAACTTACAAGCAAATGAGACAAGTGTTGAGTATGACGCAAGTGGTGATGCAAATGGATACTTTAACATAACAAGCACAGGTTTGTTATTTTACACAGGCAATTCAAGTAATGGAGTTAATGCAAATGGAGGTACATACATTTATTTAGCAATAGCATAATGGAAGATTTAAAGATTTATGGTTTTAACGCAATAGCATTAGCTTTTTCAGTTAGTTCTATAAATCCTATTTTACAAGCTGTTTCTCTTTTGTTAGCAATAGCATATACAATAATTAGTATTAGTAAAAAATTAAAATAATGGCATTACCTAAAAATGGTGTTGCAAAAGAGATAAGAAGTTATTTAGGAAGTCTTTTAATATTCTTTTTTATAGTAGGTATAATTATAACTTTTGTGCAGTTTCCTGTTTTAGAATCTAACAAAGAGATCGTGCTAATGTTAATTGGTTCAATAAGTGCGAGTATCCCAATTCTCATAAGTGCTATAAGTGGAACACGCCCTGATGACATAAACGCATTAAAAGCAACAATAGAAAAAAAAGAACATCAAATAACTATGCTTGTAGATGCTAAAGATAGGTTAGAAGAA